CACCTATCACCCCACCAATTCGTTGAGCCGCCGCTGTGATATTACCAGGATTACTGAGAATATTGATGGCTTCACTAGCCAACTGATCTTTGCTGAGACTTTTGAGATTCTTATAGGTATTAAAGGTTTTGGCTAATGTACCTATGAATCCCCCTGGGGTATTAAAGGCTGCACCTGACCCAACATCTCCAAAAATTTGTTCTAGGCCGTCTAATACTCCGCCCTCCCCAGTAAGAGTTGAAACTCCACCGCCGGCAACACTTAACGGGCTTGGTACAGTGTCATAGTGTAGTGTAGCAAATCCTTTAGGTGTACCAACACTTACATTACCAGTGGTATACTTAACTGCTTCGTATTCTAGAGTCATTTGACTTTCATTAAATTCTGATGCACTATAATCCATGCTGCCATGATTCCAACTTTTAATTTTAGGATTAACAAGCGTGTAGCCTACAAACCGTCTACGGCTCATGGTATAGATCGTCACTGAATTAAAAAAATTATTTTCGGTTCTGTCGTTGTCTAGCCCGTATCTAAAACTGTCGCTCTTGGTGCTGGTCGGTCTAAGATGATTTGGTTTATAAGCAGCATCTGGATTATGTCGATCTCCTACATAATATCCATAGTATAAGGCCCACATGGCATTGATCACAGCATTACTGTCGTCATGCATGCTGATAGATATTGGTTCGTAATTTATCTGTTTATATAGTATCTTTTTGCGGTTGTATTGATTCTTAGTTACAGAATCAAAATTAAATTTCGGAAGCTCTGCACTTTTTACCAACAGCCCAGCTTCGTTGCCATGTTTGGCTGTGAACGGACTCATTCCTCTTACTGCATTGTTTATATCAAACTGAACATAGTAAAGAAACTTGGTTTTAGGGCTGAGTCTAAGATTATTGTCAACGAACAATCTCGTAGCGTGACGATAATTGCTTAGTTGACCTTTAGGCTTGGTTACTCCTTCAACTATGCCGGAGCCAAACTCTGATAGGTATCTTATGAATTTATTTGCCATACAAATATTTATGCCACAAAAAAAGCCCGATTTTTAGTCGGGCTTTTTTGAAGATTATAATTAACCTTGTGCTGTAGAAGCGCCTGTAGTAGCTGCGCCAATAGTTCTGCCTACTGCTGCTCCAATACCACCTATTGGGCTTACTGCTGTTGAACCAGCTGCAAACTGTGCTAGATTATCATAGGCAATGGTCAATGCCACTGTCATATGTTCATTGGTTGAGTAGTTAGCATCACCGTAGTCTGCGTTCTGAACAAAACAACCATATAGTTCGAAGGTTTCAAGGGTGTTTGGTACTAGAGCACCATTACCGCCATCTAACACTTCAATACGCATGGTAAATTTGTAGTCAATACCCGAACGTGCAGAAGCCTGTTCCATGAAATCAAACTGTTTCTGGATCTGCTGGCCTACCATTTTCTGTACCTGACCGCTGGCATCATCACGCAATGTTAGCGTGACGTTTTCAAGAGTGTATTTTCCAGCAAGTTTGACCTTAGAGTTATAAACGTCCAGAGTCATTTCTTCAAATGCTACTTTAGGTCTAGTAACGTCCTGTACCTGTTTGGTGAGTTCTGTTGCTGCGGCAACTCCAAATCCCAACAGTGTAACTCTGAAGCGGTATTTTAACTTGGGCATCAACAGCACCTGAGTGCTGCCTGCCGCATTAGTTGTTGGAATACCAATGTTGTTAAGCGATGTAATTGCCATTTTTAAATTTCTCCTGTGTTCTTGATACGCAATGGAATGTAAATGAACTCAATGGCTTTCACTGGCTCTATAGCGATATCAACGTAAAGTTCGTTGCGATCGATACGAGACGGAGTGTTATTGCTTTCATCACACACAACCGCAAAGTCGTAGATTGCTCTCAAGCCTACTAATTCAAGCAATAGGCTTTCTGCCGCTTGTTTGATTTCGTCTCTAGTAATCTTATCGTTTGGTTCAAAAAGATATGGACGAGCCAACTTGTTCAACTGACTACGTAGATATACTACTAAACGTGCCACGTTAATACGATCTAATGCTGATGCATTTCTTGCACGAGTCTTTTGACCATACGCTACTAAGCCAACACCATTGAAGAACGGAATCGGATTGATCTTCAAGTCATACAATGTATCACGTTGTCCTTCGTTCAGCGCAACTGTTTGGAATTCACCTGTAGCTGCATCAATATATCCCACTGCTGTGGCATTAGTAATACCACCGCGTCGTGTTCCTGCTGGTGCAAACCACGGGAAGCTAACATTGTCGCTGAGTGCGATAGTTTTTAGCATCATGTGACTTGCTGGAACCACTGCATTTGACCCGCTAAGATCAGTAGTAAATCCGTTTGGATAATATGTAGCCAAGTATTCGTCATAGGTTACAATACCGTCATCGCCGTTATCTGTAACTAATTCTGCATTAGTACCCCAGTTGTTTAATGATGTAGCATCTGCGGCTAATCTCAACGGAGTGTCGCCTACCACAAACGCAGTAATACCACGGTCAATGTTTAGATTAACTAGGTTGCTCATAGTTTCTGGATATCCTGGGCAAGCGATGATGTTGAAGTTACGTCTTTCTTCATCACGGATCTCTTGACTTGTGTCAATCACTGCTTTCAACGCCTGTGTTACCACTTTGCGCTGTGCCTTACGACCGAAGCTGCCTGACCCGTCTTCGTTGTTGCCGGAAGCAGTGACCCAACGATCTGGGAAGTAAGTCTCCATGCCATATCCTGCACCACTAACAAAGGCTGATCCTGCTATTTGTGCGTCACCGGTTCTTGGGTTATCTCCAGCTGTGTCGATGTAGTTGTTGCGATATTGCTTGACGTTTCCGCCACTGCGTCTTAGGTTCCATAGCAACATACCTTTTGGATATAGTGCTGGATCCGGAGCATCTGGATCTAAGAAGTTGTGAGTGATCAAATCTTCAATAGTCGATTGACTTGAACTTGTGCCTGAAGTATTCCAACGAGCATCTGCAAACAACACACCTTCTTCAGTGGTTTGATCTGTTTTGTCTACTAATTCCCAACGTAGTGTAACATCACCGATGTCTGACAGATTGTTGTTATATCTATAGATAGTTGGATAATTTTCTAAATCTGCTGTACTAATCCACAGATCCCCAGTGACAGTAACTCCTGACACATATGGGTTGCTGGCAGCTACTATTGGTAGATACCCAGTTCTTAGTGTGGCTGTGGCAACTTCACCGTATGGTGCTGTGCTGTGTCTATATCCTACAAATGTGTTACCGTTGTGGATCATAATATCCACATCTGCAAAGTTAGGATTATACCAAAGTTGTTCATCAGTTGGCTCATTCAACGGAGCATCTGGACTGGCCGCAAATCTTGGATCATCTGAAGCCAATGGTTTGTAACCTGATACTAGATAATCGTCTGCAGCACCAGTAGCAAGGTCTTCTGCACCTAGTACTATACTACCTAATGATATGTTGTAGAAGTTTTCTGTGCCTTCTCTGGTTTTGATATTGTATGGAGTAAACAGTTTGGCTAACGGTGTACCTGTGCTGTCTGTTAATCTAAAATCACCACCGTCGTTGTGTGTGATAACTAATCTGCTTTGAGTGGTTGAAACCGCTACCACTGACGCTTCGATATTTGTAAATCCAGCTGCGTTGATAGCTGCTGCAAGTTTATCTGCGTCTGTGTTGTCACCAGTTGGCGCATTTGCTCCGCTAGGATTACCAGTGCTCAGAGTAATGGTCTTAGCTGTGTCTAGGGCTAACTGACCTACTATACTTTCAGCAAGGGTAAACACTGTTGTAGCACCAGCAGTAAATGTACCGCTCTTGATAATATTGCTGGTTATGCTGGTACCTTGACCAGGTGATATATTTCTGTACCACACACGGAATTCAGCTGTGTTAGGTGTTGCATCAAAACCGCTGTTTTCTTGTGCATTGCTCTGCACAAACAATGTTTCTGTGCCGATGTTAGACCCGCCGCCGCTGCGATCTAGATAATAAAGTGCAGCATTGGTAGATGCATAGATCGGAGCTTCTGAGGACACCCATGATGATGTTGCCGAACTCCACTGCTTGGCTCTCCATCTAGCTCCTCTGTTTGGCTCTGTGGTTTTAATCCACACAGAACCTGTAGGGTATCCTTCTACTGTGGTTGTGTTGTCACTGCGTTTGAACGCAGGTACATCTGTATGCGGTGTCTGTTGTAGTGCAGGACTGACATATTCACCCATTGTAATACCGATTGTGCTCCACGATGCTGTGCCGTTGTCTAGGTATATTCTACCATCTGCACCAGTTGAGTCAATTGCGCCATCAGCTGCTGAAGTACCATCGGAATAAATGTATAACTTGTTGGCTAATACTTTTGCAGTTACACCTGTGATATTGGCCGAGTTAATGTTAGCTGCTGTTGTAGCTAAATTTCCAGCCGCAATTGATTGACTGTTAACAAACAAGGTACCTGACTGTGTACCTACATATGTCGAACTAACCGCTACCGGCCAGCTGGCTTTCCATGCGTTAGATCCAAGCAGCACCCACTCACCTGCATCTACTTGTGTGCCGCCGCCTGCAACGAGACCGTTGCCAGCAGACTTGTAATAGATTCTTGCAAGATCTTCTGCTGCACCGTAGGAAGTGTCACCTTCTACAGTGCGGAATACAACTGCGTAATCGCCAATCTGTCCCACAGCAGTTTTAGGAGCATTAGTTGTTTCAATTTTGCTTGGGAAATCTGCGTCTGTTAGCACCAACGGTGTTTTGCTAGTAAATTTCTGGCCGCCGGCGGTAGAACCAGCGGCGCTGTTCCACTCTTGGATACCCCAAGTTGTGGCCTGTGTGTCAATCCACCATTTGCCGTTTACTGGATTTGCTCCCGGGGCGTCGACTGATGATGCAAGTTGGTCTAGGTCTACATCAGCGCGAACAATAAATGCTGCGTTACTGACACCTAGCAAGCTATAGGCTGCTAGTAGACCATATTCGTTGCGCTCCGAGCCGTGGATAGGAGTTGAACTCGCTGTCTGCTCAAAGAACGGAACTCCAAACAGATCTGTAAGATCTCTCTGGCTGGTAACTTTAAATGCCACGCCGGCATTTGCTTTGGTTGTTGCTGAAGCTGTGTTTGTACCAGCTCCGTTTGTTTTATCTTGGGCTGTTGCTACGACAATAAGAGGAACTGTACCAGGTTCTGCTGGTGTATAAAAACTCTCGTCGATTACCGTAACTTGTACGCCTGGTGATGTTAGTGCCATATCGCCTATTCTCCTGGTAATAGTTGCTCATAATATTTAGCATTCTATTCCAA